GGTAAAAATACATTGCTCAATATTAGCAGAAGATGCCATTAAAGCAGCCTTAAATAATTACAAGGAAAAAAATAAGGTAGTTCAATGATAAACATTTTGTATTACGGTTTTGTTGAAGTTGATCTACGAGTAGGAGGAAGATTTTATCTATCAACAGCAGTCCTTAATTTAAAAACACATATTGAAATTAATCATCCGGATCTTGCTAAAGAATTAAATTGGATAGTAATTCAAGAAGTAATCGATAATAATAAATTAATTAAATTATGTATAGATAAAAATATAGATATACTAGCAACAAGCCATTATATATGGAATAATATCAGGATCATGTCACAATTAGAAGCAGTAAAAAAGTTTCTTCCTTTAAAAACAAAAATTGTAGCCGGTGGTCCAAGTATTTCTGCTAATATTGATCCTGATTTTTTTACTAAATTCCCGTTTATTGATTATGCAATATACGGTCCTGGTGAACTAGCCTTTTCTGATATTGTAAGTAGCATTTTCAATAAGACTAAACTTATAGCATTTAACACATCTAATTTAGCATGGTTTGATAAAGATAAGCAAAAGACTGTGGTTGCTGCGTACAAGTACGTACCTATATCATCAGTTAGCAGTTATGTGTATAATAAAGAATTATTTAGACAATTAGTTAAAGAAGTACAAGAAAAAGGACATAGAGTGGCTATTCCTTTTGAGCTAACAAGAGGATGTCCGTATGCATGTACTTTTTGCGATTGGAATAGTGGGTTAAGCAATAAAGTGTCTAGAAGAAAAAAATCTTACGAAGAAGAAATAGATTTATTTCAGGAATTAGATGTAAAAATTATATATTTGGCTGACGCAAACGTGGGACAATACGATGAAGATGTTGATATGATTGCATATTTTGCTAAAAAAAATATAGAAGAAAACGCTAAGTTCCAGGTCGAAGGTAATCTTAGTAAACTAAGAAAAGAAAATAATTTAAAAATATTTCATCTTTTAGCCAAAGCAAAGTTAATAAATGCCACTGGGTTAATAATTGCTGTTCAAGATATCAATGAAGAAATTTTAAAAAACACAGACAGACCTGATGTAACATGGGATGAACATAAAAAAATTATCAATGAATTGCTATATCATTATCCAAATTATTTCGCCAAGCTTCAATTAATACAAGGACTTCCAGGACAAACTTTGCAAAGCTGGAAGGAAACTTTAGATGAAGTAACTAAAGAAAGAGTTTTGTTATTGAACTTTATCAATGAATATCTACCTACAAGTCCTGCAGCTATAGACAAAGAATATCAACAAAAATGGCATTATAAATACTCTCAGTCTTTACGTGTACATGGTAGAAAAGTAAATGATAATAAGATATTCAGAGGAAACATTCCAAAATCTTCAACAACTTTTTCACAAAAAGATTTTACAGAAATGACAGTTCTTTCTCAGTTGTATGCACAAGTACAAATGATAAAATGTTGCTTTCCGGACTGGGAAAATTTTGATACTAAAAGTATTGTAGAATCCTATATGTTAACTCCTTCGTACAAAAAATATGTAGAAGTTCTTTACGATAATTGGGTAAACCATGACAAGTTTTTTTGGTCTTCGTGGCAGTTAGGTCTGCATATGGAACAACCTGAGATATATTATTCTGCCTGCGATAATCCGAATAATATGTTTATTATTTCATCAGATTTTTGGACTTGGCTTATTAAAAAACCTGAGCTCAGGCACCTGACTAAAAGATTATACAAATTGTTTCAAGCAACAATTAAATCTGGTAACGAAGAAATTTATGCAGACGATAGTTGGGATTCAATTGATAAAGCAGGTTTACATTTCTTAATAAGGGATTATTATTAATGATAGAATTAACTGAATTAGCTGCTAAAAAAGTTCGACAACATTTAATTAAGCGCGGTCAAGGTATAGGTATACAAATTGGAATTAGAACCACCGGTTGTTCGGGACTTGCTTATAAGTTAGAATATGTAGACACACCAAACACAGAACAACTCAAATACGAAAGCAATGGTATTAATATTTTTATAAGTCCAAAAGATTTGCCTTATATTGATGGCATGATTATGGATTATAAACGTCAAGGATTAAACGAAGGATTTGATTTTATCAATGGCAAAGAAAAGGACCGTTGTGGCTGCGGAGAATCCTTTAGAGTTTGAGTCAGATTATAGACTCAATTGGGCTAAAAAAAATTCATCTTTATGTTTTTTCCCATGGGATACTATCGAACTAAGGCTCGACAAAGAAGATCTACGTATCTCTTGCTGTTGTAATTTATTAATTAATAAAGTTCAAATAAACAAAGACGATTTGTTTAATAATTTAAAAATTCAAATGGATCAAGGAATTCTTCCTGACGCTTGTGCTGATTGTAAAAGGGAAGAATCAAACAATGGCATATCTGAACGTATAAGAAATATATTAGGTAAAAATCAATATCAGCTTGAAAATTTTCAAAATTCAAGATTTCTGACTGAACAAGAAATTCGTATCACATTCAGCAATAAATGTTCTCTAGCCTGTAGAAGCTGTAGCTCATCTTCGAGCTCAACTTATGCTAAAATTTCAAATGATCAGTCTAATTTAGACTTTCGGGACATTATTTTTAATAATCAACATTTTGAACAAATTAAATCTTTGTTTATTGCAAAAAAAAATTTTACAGGAAAACTTTTCTTACATTTAATGGGAGGTGAACCTTTACTAGCTGATGGATTAGATACATTGATTGATTGGCTAATCAATAATGGTCTAAGCGAAAAAGTGTCTATTAGAATAACAACATCACTGGCAATTATACCTAAAAAAGAACTACTATCAAAGTTAAATAATTTTGCAGAAATACAATGGGTACTGAGTATTGATAGTATTGGAAAAAATTATCACTACGTTCGATGGCCTAATCAATTTTATAAAATTGAACGAGCTCTTGGTGCTATATTAGAACATAAGAGAACCGATAAAAATTGCCCTAATTATGAATATGTTTTAAGTCCGGTTTTTAGTCTTAATAATATATTTTATATCAAAGAGTATTTTGATTATTGGTATGAGTGGTATGAGCAAAATCAACCTATGTATTTTGTGCATACTAATCTTTTATATAGAACTAATTTTTTAGATGTACAGGCTCTTCCGATAGAATATAGAATTAAGTTAAAGGAAATACTAATAGATTGCCTAAATCATAAAATTTTTTCTAAGTATTTTTCTAAAGTAATTCATCCATATCAATTCGTAAAAACTACCATCGAAGAGCTAGATTCGCTTCCGGAAAATAGATTTTTATGGAATAAATTTTTAAAATATACAGCAGAATTTGATAGAAGAACAAAAACAAAATTTGAAGAATATAATTATAAACTATATAATATAGTTAACGATATTGACCTTGAATTTTACCAAAGTAAATATAACTCAGTTGACGTAAATAAAATTTTAATTACATGATAATAAACAAATTTAATTATACTCCTCTAGCAAGAGAAAGCGTAGAGGGCAAGCGCCATTACGCCTTGCCAGACGGCAGTCGTGTGCCTAGTGTAACTACCATACTAGATCGTACTAAACCCGAAGAGGCTAAACAAGCTCTGCGTGAATGGAAAAACCGGGTAGGGGTCGAACGTGCTCAGCAAATTACCACAGAAGCAGCTAATCGTGGAACTAGGATGCATACTTATCTTGAGCGTTATGTTAAAAACGACGACATAGGCGAATTTCCTACGAATCCCTTTGCACAACCTAGTTGGTTTATGGCAGCACAAGTTATATTGGAAGGATTAACACATGTTGATGAATATTGGGGTTGCGAGGTTCCTGTATATTATTCTGGGCTATATGCAGGTACTACTGATTGTATCGGGTTATGGAAGGGACAGCCTGCTATTATGGATTTTAAGCAAACGAATAAGCCTAAGAAAAAAGAATGGATCGACGATTACTTTCTACAGCTCGCGGCATATGCGGCAGCTCACAATGACACACATGGAACAGATATTACTACAGGTGTCATTCTTATGTGTGCTCGACCGGCTGATGAAAATTCAACCCCACAGTACCAAGAATTTGTATTAGAACCCAAGGATTTTCAGTACTGGAGTGATCAGTGGATGCGTAGAGTTGAGATGTATTATCTAACAGCATAATGGAACGAGTAAAATTTAAATTTTTAGATATCCCTATTATACGTTCATGTAATCTTAGTTGCGGAGGTTGTTTAACATTTAGCGATAGTAAACGTATTAAAGGTCTAGTTAATTTAGAGGAAAGTATATCTTGGTTAACAGAATGGGCTAGAAAAGTAGAACCTGAAGCTGTAACTGTTTTCGGAGGAGAACCTTTACTACATCCACAGTTCATTGAGTGGTGCAGGACTATTCGACAATTATGGCCTAATAGTGAACTACGAATTAATACCAATGGATATTATTTAGATAGATTGTTTGATCGCATACCTGAATTATTCAATGAAGATATTCGCCCACAGTTTATTGTTAGTATCCAAACTGGTCATGAACCTTATTATAGTATAGTAAAAAATCATATAGAAACATTAAAACAAAAAGTTGTAGAATATCTAGCACCACTTTACAAAAACGAGAAAGTGTATTGGAATCTATGGTTAGATGAATCTGAAATATTTAAGTTGTGGTGGCGCATTGACGTCAATGATAGGGATACCGGTATAAGAGTTACGAGTTGCGAACAGCATAAAATACCATGGCAAGCACATTATCAAGGATTTGAAGAAACACTTAAACCAATTTATTCTTATACTGATCCTTATTACGTCGAAAATCACAAATTTTGCCAAGCCAAAAACTTTATTAATTTGTATAAGGGCAGACTTTATAAGTGTCCTACTGTAGCTGTTATGGAACATACCACAGAAACATTTGGGTTAGACAACGACAGTAATTGGGCTCCTTACTTAATAAATTATCAATCAATTGGGGCAGATGCTAGTTTAGAACAAGTTTCCAATTGGATTAACACTCAAAAACACCCAGAAAATGTTTGTAATATGTGCGGGTTCAGTGGTCCAAAAGGATCCAGCGGGCATCTAAATAGACACGAGCTTAAAGAAAACTGGAAGTATCAAGTAATTGCTATTGAAAATTAAGGTAAATATCTAATAAACTTGAGGACATAAGATGGCAGTTACACAAGTATCACGAATCCAAGTAAGACGTGGGCTCCAACAGGATTTACCACAACTAGCGTCAGCCGAATTGGGGTGGAGTATTGACACACGGAAATTGTATATAGGTAATGGCACATTAGAAGAAGGTGCTCCTACAGTTGGCGTCACTGAAATTTTAACTTCACAATCTGATTTTACCGCACTATTAAGTACATATACATTTAAAGGTGAAGCCGCAGGTTACGCCGCACAAACAGGATCTAGCTTATTAGCACCAGTTACTAGAAGTTTTACACAAAAATGGGACGACTTTGTGAATGTACGTGATTTTGGCGCGACAGGAAACGGGGTAGATGATGATACGAACTCCATTAATAGAGCAATACAACAAATTTATAAGACTGGAATAGTAGAATCAACTTTAGCCGCTAGAAGATCTATCTATTTCCCCGGAGGTACATATTTAATTACAGATCAATTATTGATTCCTCCGTTCGTTCGTCTAGTTGGTGATGGGATTCAATCTTCTGTTATTAAGCAAACACAAGGTAACAAACATACCGTGAATGTGTGCGATAGTAAATTTCAAACAGGTGCAACAATAGGAAGCAATTCTGCAATTCTACCGGATTCTATTCAAATTGAAAATTTACAATTTTGGAATTCTAACTCTTCTGTTGTTCATCCTATCTTTTGCATTGATAGTGCTTCTAATTTAAGAATTGTAAATTCATTATTTAAATCTAATTTAGGCCCCGGTTATGCAAATATAGTAAACACTTACTCGACAGTTAGACCCGTAACAAGAGTTGTCTTTGACAGCTGCCAATTTATAAATGGTGGGAACGGAATATCTATGTCTGCATCTACTGTTGAAAGCTTTCATGTATTAAATTCGTTATATTCTAATATTGCAAATGTTGCTATTGATCTTGCTGACTCAGCAAAAGGATCAGGTATAAACAACATGTATACTTTTGTTGGTAATGTTTATAAATCAGTTACCGCAAGTAATTATACAGCAGTAGCTGAGAATTATGGAACATTATATGAAAGTTCAAGTTTAGGCTTGGGAAATTTGTCATTGGGACTTGCACAAGCTACAACTATATCAACTACTCCTATTGTGATTTCTAATTTTATTAGTAATAGTTCAGGTTCTTTTCTCTACGAACTAGAAACAAATTCTTCGGCTCGTAGATTTGGTGAGTTTAATTTTTCTTCAAACGGTGTTGTAACCGTGTTTACGGATGATTACGTAGAGGTAGGAAGTAACGAATTTGCAAATTTGTATGCTGACGCAGGTGCATTAATTTGTACATTAAACCTAGGTACTGGTATATTTAGATACAATGTAACAAGATTTGTATAATAATGTCTAAACTTTCTATCAGCGAGAGATTATCTCGTTGGAAATCTTTACGGAAAAACATTAGTAAACTAGATATATTCGATGCTTGTGCCTTAACATCAAAATTTTGGAATAATGTTCCATTTGTTCCATATTATTTGCAGCTTGAAAATCCAGAAACCTGGCCAGATCCATGGCAATTATTAGTAGAAAATTATTTCTGCGATATTGCAAAATGCTTAGGAATAATATATACTTTATATCTAAGTGATCATAGCAAAGAGTTATTTCCTGAATTAAGAGTATATTTTGATACGGAATCAAAGTATACCTATCATATAGCTTACTTTTGCCATGGGAAATATGTTCTTAATTTGGTCGAAGACGAAATCGTAAATAAAGAACACATAAGTCAAAGATTAAAATTAACACACCGTTATACAATAACGGAATTGAAATTAGAACAATACTAAGAGGCATTGATGACACAAATTCAAGTTACAAAGAGAGACGGCAACAAAGAAACGCTAGATATAGAAAAAATGCACAGAGTGGTAATGTGGGCCACAGAAGGAATTACAGGAGTAAGTGCAAGCGAAGTAGAAATAAAAAGTCACATACAGTTTTATAACGGAATTAAAACAGCAGATATTCAGGAAACATTAATTAAATCTGCAGCAGATTTAATTTCCGAAGAAACGCCTAACTATCAATATGTCGCAGGACGATTAATTAATTATCATCTTCGTAAACAAGTCTATGGCGATTATACTCCATGGCCTTTAATTGATTTAGTTAAGAAAAATGTCAGCTCTGGTTTTTATGATGCTGCTTTATTATCAGCTTACAACGACGACGAATGGAACAAATTAAATTCATATGTTCATCATGATCGTGATGAGCATTTTACTTATGTTGCTATGGAGCAGTGGCGAGGTAAGTATCTAGTACAAAATCGTGTAACCGGGGAAATATACGAAACTCCTCAGATTGCTTACATGTTAATTGCAGCTACACTGTTTCAAAACTATCCACGAGAAACAAGATTACATTGGGTAAAGGATTATTACGATGCTATCAGCCTACATGATATCAGTTTGCCTACTCCTGTCATGGCTGGTGTACGCACTCCACAAAAACAATTTTCTAGCTGCGTCCTTATTGAAACAGACGATAGTTTGGACAGTATCAATGCCACCACTGCTAGTATTGTTAAGTACGTCAGTCAAAAAGCTGGAATTGGTATCGGTGCAGGTAGAATACGAGCACTTGGCTCCCCAATACGCAACGGAGATGCTTACCACACCGGCGTTATACCTTTTTACAAGTTGTTCCAAAGCGCGACGAGGAGTTGTTCTCAAGGGGGCGTCCGTAACGGCGCTGCTACATTGTACTACCCAATCTGGCACTACGAGATTGAGGATCTAATTGTACTAAAGAATAACAAAGGAACCGAAGATAATCGTGTGCGCCATATGGATTATGGTGTACAATTTAATAAATTAATGTACGAAAGACTAATTACAGGTGGCGATATTACCTGCTTTAGTCCCAATGATGTACCTGAGCTGTACTCTGCTTTTTTCAATGACCAAGAACGATTCAAAGAGCTGTATGAGCGAGCAGAGCGTAATACCAAGCTGAGAAAGAAGACCTTCAAAGCGAGTGATTTGTTTAGTAGATTCATGCAGGAACGCAAAGATACAGGTCGTATCTATCTACAAAATGTTGATCATGCCAACACGCATAGTCCATTTGATGAGAAGGTAGCACCGATCAAAATGAGTAATCTTTGTGCAGAAATAGATTTGCCAACTGTGCCGTTACGAGATGTCAACGACGAGGATGGTAGGATCGCCCTGTGTACTCTATCAGCGATCAATTGGGGCAATGTAAAAAGCCCACATGACTTCGAGAAGATGTGTAGGTTGGCGGTACGAGGATTGGATGCGCTGTTGAGTTATCAAAATTATCCAATTCTTGCAGCACGTTTGGCCACTGAAGAATTTAGACCCTTGGGCATTGGTATTATTAACTTTGCTTACTTCTTGGCCAAAAATGATGTCAGTTATAGTGATTCTAGAGCTTTATCTTTAGTTGACGAGTATGCAGAAGCTTGGAGTTATTACCTGCTCAAGGCTTCTGCAGATCTCGCAGAAGAACAAGGTGCTTGTACCAGGTGGCGAGATTTAAAAAGCGCAAACGGTATCCTACCAATTGACACAAGAAAACAGGATGTGGATGAATTAGTACCCTACCAGGAACGCATGCCATGGCAATCACTTCGCGAACAAATTCAGCGCACCGGTCAGCGTAACGCTACCCTAATGGCCTTAATGCCTGCAGAAACTTCTGCACAAATTAGTAATGCTACCAATGGAATTGAACCACCACGTTCGTATGTATCAGTTAAACAAAGTAAACACGGAGCATTGCGTCAAGTGGTGCCAGAGTATCGTCGATTAAAAAATCGTTACGAACTACTTTGGGATCAAGTCAGTCCCGAAGGTTATTTAAAACTTTGTGCTGTATTACAAAAATATATTGATCAAGGCATTAGCGTAAATACTTCCTACAATCCACAGTATTACGACGACGAAAAGATTCCTATGTCGGAAATGTTACAACATTTGTTAATGTGTTACAAATATGGTTTAAAACAATTATATTATTTCAACACATTTGATGGTCAAGGTGAAATTAATATAGATAAATTAGTTGAATCTAAATCCGTTGAAAAACAAGAATATACAAGTCAAGAAGACTGCGATAGTTGTGTAATTTAAGAGAGAAGAAATGAGTGTATTCAATATTAATAATAAAATAGATCATACTAAGGCATTGGCGTTCCTGGACGAATCAGGAACTCATCCTATACAGAGATATGATACATTAAAATATAGGCAGTTTGATAAACTAACAGATAAACAATTAGGCTTCTTTTGGCGTCCGGAAGAAGTTGATGTACTTCGAGACTCAAAGGACTTCAAGGAATTAACCGAACATGAACAGCATATTTTCACAAGTAATCTTAAGCGACAAATCCTTTTGGATAGTGTTCAAGGTCGTAGTCCCAATCTTGCTTTTCTTTCCATCGCTACTATTCCTGAGCTCGAAACTTGGATTCAAACCTGGTCTTTTAATGAGACTATTCATAGCCGTAGCTATACTCACATTATCCGCAATGTTTATAGTGACCCTAGTATTATATTTGATGAGCTCACTGATATAAAAGAAATAATAGATTGTGCAAAAGACATTAGTCGATATTATGATGAACTGATTGATTATGTTGGTTATTATAAATTGTTAGGGTATGGAGTTCATACTGTTAACGGCCGAACTGTTAATATTGACAGATATGAATTAAAAAAGAAATTATGGCTTTGCTTGAATAGTGTTAACGCATTAGAGGGCATTCGATTTTATGTTTCCTTTGCCTGTTCGTGGGCATTCGCAGAGTTGAAAAAGATGGAAGGTAATGCTAAAATAATTAAACTAATTGCTCGAGACGAAAATGTTCATTTAGGGTCTACGCAAACCCTACTCAAATTGCTACCCCAGGACGATCCTGATTATGCTTCTTTAAAAGAAGAAACTAGAGCAGAGTGCGAAGAAATATTTTTAGCAGCAGCATCACAAGAAAAAGCCTGGGCACATTATTTGTTTAAAGATGGTTCAATGATCGGTCTGAACGAACAATTATTGAGTCAATATATTGATTGGCTAACGTGTAAGCGGATGACCGCAGTGGGTTTACAATGTGGAATCAAGACTGGGTCAAATCCACTTCCATGGACAGCTAAGTGGATTGCAGGTGCTGAAGTTCAAGTGGCCCCGCAAGAAACAGAAATCTCGAGCTATGTAATTGGTGGTACAAAACAAGATGTTGATCAAAACACATTTAAAGGATTTAGTTTGTAATGTTAACGGTATATTCAAAAAATAATTGTCCGTATTGCGATCGTGCAAAGCAACTACTAGAAAGTAAAGGCGTTCCATACACCGAAGTTAATATAGAGAAAGACCCAGAATCAAGGCAAATGCTAGTAGATAAAGGTCTTCGTAGCGTACCTCAAATATTCCATGGTTATGAACTAATTCCTGGGGGATTTGACGGACTAAGTAAAAAACCAAATGATTTTTTTGAAAAGGTAAAACACTAATGCTAGTATCAAAAATATATTCCACAGGGGATATTGTGAGTTTCAAGTTAATAACAGGCGATGAAATAGTAGCACGTATCGAATTAATAGACATGGATTGGTTTGAAATTTCTAAACCGTGTACTGTAATGCCTAGTTCGCAAGGCATGGGATTAATCCAGAGTCTATTTACCGCAGATGCTGATGTTAATGTAAGACTACAAAAAAATCACATACTAATGCATGCTCCAAGTATTGACCAAATGCAAAAGCATTATATTAAAACTACTACTGGTATTGAACCTGTTACAAGAGGAAGTATTGTAATTTAATGAGACACGTATTTAGAATTCTTCGTAAAGGGTTGATAGAAGAGTATGACGATTATAATAAAATTCCACTGGATTTTGAACATGTCATTGCTTTCGTTCCGGAAATACCAGCAGAGCCTCATACCGAAGAACAGCACCAAGAAATAAATAGTTGGAACGAAAAATTACAAAAATTAATGGAGATAGAACGTGCCCGCAGTAACTAGACACACAGACGCAGATTTGAGTCATTGTTCTACTCCTACCAGAGATGGTCATTCTTCGGATGTTATTGTAAATAGTCTTGGTGTAAGTAGACAGGACGATAATAACACTTCTCATCTGTTGCCAGGATCACCTTGTCCTAGTCACGCTGCTCCTATTACAACAGGGAGTAGCACCGTAATTGTTAACGGCAAAGGCTGTGGTAGAATAGGAGATGTTATAACTGGATGTACTTCTGTAGCTCAAGGATCCCCTGATGTTTTTGCCGGCGACTAATTTCATTAACTGCCCATTTTACTTGTAAAAAATCAAAAAAAATGTTATAATGTACCAATATTATGGTGTTATAGTAGTTGTTTTCTCGGAAAGATCGTAGTTATATAAAACTACAACCTGAATAAAGGAGGAAGAAAGATGAAACAATATTTTCCAGGTATGGTAAAATTTGTGACAATTGTTTTTGGTATGTGGTTGGCGACCCTTGCCTTGACCACAGTCACTAAAAATAAATTTCAAGCTCTCGAAGCAGAAAAAGCTGAAATGCAAAAAGTTCGAGTAATTACCTCAGACGACCGTGCTCGTCAGCTTCGTTGCCTAACTCAAAACATTTATTGGGAAGCCGCCAGCGAACCATTCGAAGGCAAGGTCGCTGTGGCTCAAGTAACACTTAATCGAGCAGCCAGCGGAGATTTTCCGGGAGATATCTGTGCTGTAGTTTACCAAAAAAATGTCATATATTCAAAAGTAGTTTGCCAATTTTCTTGGTACTGCGATGGTACTCATAGAGTAAAACCAATTTATCAACCTTTGTATAATGAAAGTGCAGAAGTAGCTAAAAAAGTATTACTAGAAGGATTTAGACTTCCTAGTCTCAAGAATGCAATGTATTATCATGCTGACTATGTTCATCCTGGATGGGGTAAAAAACCTATAGCTAAAATTGGTCGCCATATATTTTATGGTAGTTAATCATTAATAAATGCCAATATTAACTTCAACTCGTAAAAAAACTGATATTCAAAAAATGGAAAATTCAAAAATTGATTTCGATCGTATTAAGCGTCAGGTAGCTGAATTCTTTACTACGCATTTTAGTAAAATCTCAGCTGACACACTAGGATGGTTAGCTGCTATTGCACTACATGCAGCTACCATTCCTACACTTCTTGCTTTGCTTACAGGATTAACAGATTCTACACCTAGTGTAGATGTTGTGCTGTTTTTATGGTTAGGATTGGTTTTGTTGTTTGGTCGCGCGATCATACTGAAAGACTTATTGAACATTGCTACCATTGGTTTAGGTTTTGTAATACAATCATCTTTAATGGCACTTATCCTGTTCAAGTAATCCATAAATATCTAAAACAGGAGGCAGTATGAGCAAACGCCTAGAAGTTGAAATCGAAGATGTAGTACTAGACTATTCTGAAGAAATTGAATCTGAGGATTACGGATTTATTTTTGATTCAGAAGGAAATTTAAAGTTTGCGTTTGTACCAGAAGTGCTTCCTGATAAACCACCAAAAAATATTCAAAAAATTATGAAAATTTTAGGTGTAATTGATCTACAACAATTCAACGAAGACTTAACTTTACATTGAAAGTAATTCCAATATCTCATGGTTCTCTTTACCATCAGAGGACAAGAAACCTACCTAGTGTAAAAACAAAGTTTGCTCCCAGTATGTGCAAGTTCCCTTGGAGTCAAATAAACGTAGACAACGAAGGATTTATTTTTCTTTGCGCCTGTGACGCATGGTTGCCCTTTGCTGTAGGTCATATACTAGATTTTAACAGTATTGATGAAATTTTTTCTAGTCCAGTTGCACAAGAAATACAACAATCAATTACCGACGGCAACTATAAATTTTGCGATACAAACAATTGTTTTATGAATAAAGGCGAAAACTTAAATGATCGTCTTTATCGTTTATATGATTGTAGTATACACTTAGGTATTGATGCTAGTTGTAACTTACAATGTCCTAGTTGTCGTCCAAGTATGATTTTCCATGACAGCAAAGAATATCTCAACGAAAGACATGAATGGATCAATAGAATTAGATCCTGGATCGTTCAATGCCCAGATCTTAAATTCCTAGTTACTGTCGGAGCCAACGGAGAACCTTTTGCTAGTGTATTGTATAGGCAATTCTTTGCCACAGAATTTAATCCTAATGTTCAATATTATATAAGATCAAATGCTACTTTAATTAGAAAATACGTTAATGATCTAAAACTATTACCTAATCTTAGAATCATTGAAATTAGTTTAGATGCTGCTTCGGCTGCGGTGTACGAAAAAGTTCGAAACCCAGGTAAATGGCGAACAGTTGTTGATAACATTGACTATCTGGTAGAACTTAAAAAGAAGTACGGTTTTCACATGAATGCTTCGTTTGTTATACAACAGCAAAACTTAGATGATGTGTTACCGTTTGTAGATTTTTGTAATGAACGAGACATTGAACCATCATTTAACTTGTTACAGGATTGGGCAAGTTTCAAAGACTACAGGTCAGAGTGTGTTCATTTTTCCGAAAGTCCGCGATACCAAGAATTTCTTAATATTATCTTTACAGAAAAATTTTTGTCCGCTAGACCCCACTGGATTGAGAACTATAGGTCTCTAACCAAGGAAACAACTTAGTCCAATCGGTGCCGCGCCGCCTATCTATTTCATTAAGATATATTTTCAAATAATTAATCATATCCGGTTGTTCGCTGTTATGTTCAACTTGTTTTGCAATGCCCTGCATATGATCATAGTTTAGTTGTTCAGTTTTAGTTACTCTAGGCATTGCTGCGAGTATATTGTTAAAATCCTTGGTAAAAAATCCCGCTTGGAATATGTCTGGTTTCATGTAAAGAGGATAATTAACAGTCATAAAGCTACAAGAGATTCGATCTTTTGGATCAGGAAAATGCTGATACCTTAGTTCGTTCCAGTAATTGATTTTATCAAAATACTCTGCTGTAGTCTTTATGCTTAATGCATTAATAGCACCATTAATGCAGATGGTAATTGTCTTTGTTAACATGTATTCCATGTTAGCAGTGAATTCTTTAAGATCTAACCCCCAACGCACGTATTCTTGTTGCGGTCCCCAGCATTCCAAGCTACCGGTTATTTGAACTCGTGCAATTTTACCTTGGTGTTTTAAATCCAATAAACGATCAATTGTGGACTGAAATTTTTTTGGCTCTATCTTAAGATTACTTACTAAGTTAAGTACTAAATTTGAATTTGGGTGTTGGTTAAAAAAATTAATTATATCATCAAGTTCTTTTTGATAAAATGGTTCCCCACCTAGTACGTGTAAGTGCTCTAAGTGCTGGTAATTGTTAGCTAACCATGCCCAAAATTCTTTAAGCATTTGGTCATAGTTTTCAGTAAATGGATTATAATTTGGTTGTAATGCATCTTTGATTTCATTTGTTTTATTATTATAGATTTTATAGTAGTTTTTTAAGCCATGGAGATTTTTATTTTCAATTAAGTCTAACATATGATCTTTGATAGTTTCATATTTTTCTAATTCTTTTTCCAGTGATTGTTTTTGGTTGGAGGTAAATTCTTTTGTTTTAGTTGCATTTAAATGTATAGGTCCGTGAATAAAATTTCCAAACCGATTGTTTTCTGCTTCCCATACACTGCTAAAATGTGGACCGCAGTATAAGCAGGACATATTACAGGTATTACTAAAATACACTTCTAGTATTGTAGGAGTAACCTCATTTGCATTAACATTAATATCTAATTCCGGTGGTGGTGCATGATGTTGGGCTTTTAGTTGATACATTCGATCACTGGTGCCACCTGCATGTTCGATTTCTTCGCAATACTGACATCCTTCTCGAGGCCATTCTCCGCGTCGCATCATTTCTCTAGCTCGTATCTTACCTGGTGTATTATGGAATGTATGAAATGTTTCGGGTGTAATAGTTTCTTGATCAACTCTATGACAACTAGAAGTTTTACCTGTTCCTAAAAACACTGTGGACCAAGACCATTTAAGTAAACATGCAGTTTTGGATTGAATTGGAAATACTTTATTGGTGGGCATGGTGTATTTAATTGCTTATTTACTACTTGACCAAAAAGATCCTTTTTGCTATACTAAGAGCATGAAAAAGGACACGACATTTTATCTTAAATGGCTTGCAACATTAGTAACAATTGTAGGAGCCATTTGCACTTCTGTTAACCTTTATCCACTAGGACCAGCCTTACTTAATGTAGGGGCATTTTTATGGCTCATTGTAGCAATTAAATGGCGTGAGTGGAGTCTTATTGTTATTAATGCAACACTACTTGCGATATATACAATTGGACTAGTTGTAAAATTGTTAACATAAGGAATCTGTATGTTTTGGATTGTAATAGTTGCTATAGTTGCAATTGTTGTATATCTTGCTCACGATCATCACGATAACAATCCTCATTGCTAAAATGGCAACAACGATTTTGGTAGACCAAAAATCACCATTTTGCTATAATATTGGTATAGTAATTAATAAGGAGCGTAACAAATGAGAACAGCATTTCAAGGCCTTACTACCCAAGAAATTCGTGAAGTTTCCATGTACGGTTGCACTGAAGCACAGATGCGTGAAGCAGTAGAATCTAGCAGCACTTTCAAGTTTTCCGGTCCTGCCATGGTTGTAGCATCTATGATGTCTGATGCACAAGAAATGGTTAGCACCGAGTATGGCGAAGTTGACTTTATGCGAGCCGAAGATGCTCGCCAGCAACTGAATCGTGCCAAGTGGGTTTTGTTTACTTATATTATGGACAAGGAGTAATTTAATGTCTGACCAAACTTTGCTTGATTGCCTGTACAACGAGCTCATCAATTTAGATGAGATTGCCGGCCAGCTCGACGAAGAAACTAATGCTCGTATTGACGAGCAGCGTAACAAACTTTATAACCAGATTAAAGAATTGGAGGCAGCGTGATGACCTTTCTAAGCGCAATTGTTTTTATTGCAGCCTTGCTTACAATGCGGGCTTATTTCAAAGATTGGCGTTGGGAGGAAGTATAATGTTTGATCGTCAAGTTAATTTTATTACAAAAACCAACGGTAACGGTTATTGGTCCGAAACATCAAAAACAGTTCGTATAAACCGTGTGCGTTTGGCTTACATCGACGACGAAACTCGTAACTTCGGTGAACTGAGAGCTTACTTTGATCCTAAAGAATGGGATGTGGACAATGACGGCTTAATTTATTCGGATATGGGTTGGAAACACACATTCCTTACCTGTATGGAAAAACAATTTGGATTCAGTCCGGATGCTATCCTTGACGTTAGTTACAGCGAACAAGGTATGCAAGGCGACAATTATGTGAGTATGGATGTGGGTGGTAAGTTCATCATTGAATGTGATGCACTGTATCGTTTCGCAGTTTACAAAGAAGCAGTAAATAGTTAATTATGGAAAAGCAAATTATACAACGAAAGCATCGGGCACATCGAGTGCTATTTGAAAACGGTAGTCCGTTTCGATGCCGTACGGTTGAGAACAAGCGTAGGTTCAAGCGTTCAGTTAAACACCCTAATAGGGAGGCCCAATGACACCCGACTATGGATATCGTTATTATAAAGTACAAAGCTTTAATCGTAAACGGCAAATTATTGATCGTACAATAGACGAGTTACATAATATACAACTTGATATGATCGACGAAGCGGTGAGTCGTAGCAATTTTCAAGAAGCAAAAGAGCTAATCCAGTGGATTATGGCAAAGTAAACTAGTAGCAACTCATACCTACCCGCTGCGGCGGGTTTCTTTTTGACTAAATATTCTTATGAAGATTACTGATATCATCCGGGGTGTATTAGACCTAATAGACGGTGCGGAAGCGCCTGAGCAAGAGCCTGTAATTGCTATTGCTATAGATGTAGAGCCCGAAGCAGAACTTATGGATATGCAGCGACTAGCTGGCATACTAGCAGACCCAGAATTTGCTAACGAGCCAAATGCTATTGTTGCTCCATTGGGTGCAGCATTTCCAGCCGGCGACGATGTGCACCATAGCAAAAACCCTGCAGATATTAGAACCAATGCGCCCAGTATGTTTCCTGGTTACCAAGCAAGGATGTAATTGTGGCAGCTATAACTATTTCTGTACAAAGTTTATTGAATACTGCGGTTTACAACAACTACAATGTTGATACCACCAACACAGTGACACAGGTAAAGACTGCCATTAATGCTGTAGCCAATTGGGATAGCAGTTGGTACGAATTGGTTTATAATAATAGTGTTTTATCCAACGGCAGTGCCACGCTAACATCTTTGGGAATCAATACCAATGTGACCTTGCGAACAGCCAATGTGATTGACCGTTTGGCCACAAAAGAATTAAAACAACGAGCAAAACTAAACCTGTCAGAACTTGACCGAGCAGCAGACGGCAATCCAAGATCTACATATGACATTACCGAACTGCCTACTAGATACAGCGGCAACAACATTGTAGACAATCCACAACCAAGCGGCTTGCTACTGGGCAGACCCTGGATATCAGGATCCGGCGTGGTTGTTTCCGGTTTGAGATTAAACCTTGATCCTAACGACACAAACAGCTATCCAGGAACAGGCACTACCTGGACCGACCTTGCCGGTGCAGCAGCAAACATGACCTTGGTAGGATCACCAACATATACTTCTGGCACTCCCAGTTACTTTACATTTAATGGAACCACTCAATATGCCAATGGAGCCACAACCGGAGTGGTTCCCAATGCCGTATACACCAAGTCGGCTTGGTTCTACCTAAACGGCTATCAAGACAACAACATATTCAGCGGTGACGGACACTTTATCTATATGGGTCCACAGGCTGCTATAGACAAGAAAATATATTGTGGACACAGTGATTGGGGCAGCTTTACAGCTTTCCCATCTACTGCTACTATTAACTTGAACACCTGGTACAATGTTACACTGACATTCAGTACCGCCAATGGTATGACATTGTATATAAACGGCACACCAGACAGCACATACACAGTTCAGAAAACAGCACACCCGGGTACCGGAACAGCCAGTGTGGCAGCTTATGTAACAGGTAATTTATTGAACGGTCGTGTAGGACAAGTGTTGTGTTATGGTGCTGAACTCACTGCCGCACAAGTGTTGCAAAATTTCAATGCTACCAAAGCCACATACGGATTATAATCAATGGCCTATGTAAAACCCAGTGCCGGCCGAGGCGATCGAAGACAAAACACCACAAACTACGAACACCCACAGGAAACCAATCTATTAGATTTACATCGTGCCATGGAGTACAATGGCTCCGGTGAACCTGCGGTTAGAACCACAGGCGACCACGAAGCAGCCAGTCGGTCAGCATTTGGCGAACCTATCAGTGTTCCGCTTACACCCATTATTCAATTGGATGCCTTGTACGGATATGATCCCAGAGAGTTTGAAACTTTTACTTCTGGAACTGGCGATACGACTCAGAATACAAAAAAGACCTTGTTTGAAACACACACCGGCACCGGTGCCTATGGTTATGCTGTGGTTAGAAGCAACAGGATCATACGCTATCGTCCAGGACAAGGCGTAATGGCAAGATTCACTGCATTTTTCAATACTCCACAGGCTGGGGTCACCTTGCGGGCAGGATTATTTACACAAGAACAAAGTTTAGTTGTGGGCTACGACGGAACACAGTTTGGCGTCTTGAGACAGAACGGTGGCAAGGCAGAGATTGTGAAACTCACGGTTTCATCTAACACCGCAGGCACAGCCACAGTCACTCTCAATGGTGTGTCAACAAATATAACATTGACTACAACCAACACCACAACCAGTGCCTATGAAATAGCTCAAATTTCGTTCACAGGCTGGATTGTAGAACAGCATAATAACATTGTTTATTTTTTATCCAACAGCGTTGGACCAAAGTCACCAGGTACTTATTCAGTGGGCGGTACTCTTACTGGAACCATTGCCGCGGTGCAGACAGGTGTAGCAGATACCAACAACTGGACCTATCAAAGCAATTTCAATATTGACAAACTGGATGGTACAGGTGCCAGCGGCATCACACTGGATCCCAGCAAGCTCAACATCTTCCAGGTACAGTTTCGTTGGTTGGGTGCCGGTGAGATACGCTGGGCAATAGAAAATCCCAACAACGGGGATATGATATTCTTTCATCACGAACACTACAGCAACCGCAACACTGATG